TTGGTAATGTCACGGATGCTAAACCCAATAAAAGAAGGAGGACATAGTTTAAAGAACTGGGGTAAATACTTAGAATCCTTAGGAGGCTATGAAGCAGGTTTAAAAGGGGATTTTACAGACTTCGATGGTGGTTTGTCTGATGAGATGATAGCTTACTGTAAGCAAGATGTTAACTTAAACGTAGACGTATATAAGCATATAACTGAAGAGCTAAGTAAATGGGACAGATATGAAACAGCTTTGGGGCTTGAACACGAAGTTCAGATTGAAATTAGCAGACAAGAAAGAAATGGCTTTAACTTTGATGACCAAAAAGCTACAATCTTACAAGCGGAAGTTGCAGATAAAATGGCTGATATTGAAGGTAGAATGCAAAGTGTCTTCCCAGCTATTGTTGAAGAGAGGTGGTCTGAAAAGACTGGTAAGCGCCTTAAGGACAAGGTAACACATTTTAATGTAGGTAGTCGTAAACAGATAGGAGAGAGGCTACAAAGCCTTGGATGGAAGCCTAAAGAGTTTACAGATAGTGGACAAGCGAAAGTAGATGAAAGTGTACTTGCTAAGGTAGATATTAAAGAAGCTAAGTTTATCGCTGAGTATCTATCGTTACAGAAAACAGCAGCATTCTTATCATCATGGCTTAAAAACATAGCAGAAGACGGTAAGATTCATGGTAAGGTTATAACGTGTGGAGCTATCACCAACAGGATGGCACACCATTCACCTAACCTAGGTCAAGTACCAAGTGCCAAGTCTGTGTATGGTTCAGCCTGTAGAGAGTTGTTTATACCTAATAAGGGTGATGTGCTAGTAGGAGCTGATTTATCTGGTATTGAGTTAAGATGTTTAGCCCACTATATGCAAGATGACAAGTACACTAGAGAGATATTGGAAGGTGATATACACACAGCCAACCAAAAGGCAGCAGGTTTGCCTACACGTAATAACGCCAAGACATTCATATATGCTTTTCTATATGGAGCAGGTGGAGAGAAGTTAGGTGAGATAGTTGGGAAAGGTGCACAAGCAGGTAATAAACTTAAGAAGCAGTTCTTATCAAACGTACCTAAACTTGATGCCCTTATGCAAAAAGTACAAAGACTAGCAGGGAAAGGCTATATTACTGCTCTGGATGGTAGACGTATACAGATAAGGAGTGAACATAGTGCATTGAATATGCTTTTACAGTCCTGTGGAGCTATTATAGCTAAACAATGGATAGTAGAAGTACATAAACTAATGCAACAGAACAAGATAAGCTTTAAGATGGTAGCTATGGTGCATGATGAAATACAAGCAAGCGTAGCACCTGAACAGGCTGAACAGGCAGGACAACTAATGGTAGAAGCAGCTAAAAAGGCTGGTGAGGCTTTGAAGTTTAGAATGCCAGTAGACGCAGAGTATTCAGTCGGTAAAAGCTGGTTAGATACTCATTAAAAATAGACAATATTGAAAAAACGTGTTATAATAACGACACTTACATAGACCCAAAGGAAAACTAATATGACTTCTCCAATTAAAATGAAAGCAACAATCATGTACGCATCACTAACTAAAGTAAACGACCGCTTTAACGCTGATAATCCTAAGTATGAAGTTTCTTTAGCAGGGTTATCTGAAGCCGCTAAAGCCGCTCTTGAGGAAAAAGGTGTTAAGGTTTACACTAGAGAAGATATGGGACATAAGATTACATGTAAATCTACCCATGTGATTAAAGCTTATGATACCGAAGGTAATGAGCTAGATGGTGACACTATAGGCAATAACTCAGAAGCAGTAGCTATGATAGGTTTTTACTCCAACAAGTACGGAACATTCCCACAACTATCGCGTCTAGTTATCACTAAACTAGTAGAATACTCGCCTAACTTAGTAGGTGCAGGTGTTGACGATGACTTAGATATCTTGTAGTGCTTGCATTAATTGATAGTGACATACTTATCTACAGAGTGGGGTGTGTCACTAACGATGAATCGGAGGCTTATGCAACAAGGAGGTTGCAAAGCTTACTAGATAATATGCTTACACTCGATTTACAAGACATCTTTGAATGGGAGGTTTATTTAACAGGTAAAGACAACTTCAGAGTTGATATAGCTGTAACTGCCCCTTACAAGGGTAATAGGAAAGCAGAGAAGCCTACTCATTACCATGCCTTAAGAGCCTATTTAGTTGATAAGTGGGATGCTGAAGTTATAGATGGGATGGAAGCTGATGATATGTTAGCTATCAGGCAGGCGGAAATAGGTGAAGAATCTATCATTGTTACACTGGATAAAGACTTAGACCAAGTAGTTGGTTGGAAGTATAACTTTGTTAAGAAAGATAGATACTACATCACTGAAGAAGCAGGATTGCTTAAATTCTATTGTCAGTTCCTTGAAGGGGATAGAGTAGATAATATAATAGGTGCTAAAGGCATAGGCAAGGTTAAGTCTAAAAAGCTCTTAGAAGGGCATACAGAACCTGAGATGTGGGCTTTAGTAGTAGATGAACTAGGACTAGATAGGGCTATTGAGAATGGGCACTTGTTATACATGTTACGCTCAAGAGAAGATAGCTTTACTAAGCACCTAGATAGACAAGGAATATCATATGGCAATACGAGGAAAGAAAGTAAGAGCGAGTAATACATGGACAGAAGCTCGCTACTTCAGTTTTATAAGGTCGGCACTGAGACAAGCATGGTCACGTTACCCCGTAAAACACCAGTTCACAAAGAGTAAACAACTACCGTACAGCGGAACAGATAAGCGTACAAGGTTTGAATACGAATGTGTTGAGTGTAAGGAGAACTTCAAAGGTAAAGACGTACAAGTGGACCATATTATTCCAGCAGGTAGTTTGAATAAGTTCACAGACCTGCCAAGCTTTGCAGAGAGGTTGTTCTGTGAAGCAGATAATTTACAAATAATGTGCAAAGAATGCCACAAGAAGAAAACTAAAGAAGAAAGGAAGAAATCATGAGTCATTACGAGAGAGAAGAAAGCATTTACATCCAAGACACTCCAAGCCATTATGATAAATCAATACAACCTTGGGAGTACATGGAGAGTATAATGAGCGAAGAAGCCTATAAAGGTTATCTCCAAGGAAATGTAATCAAGTATGTATCAAGGTTTGATGATAAAGGAGGTTTGCAGGATTTGATTAAATGTGGACACTACTTATCCAAACTTAAGGAGCATGTCTCATGACACTAGAGGAGCTAAAAGAGAAGCTCAGTAGGGTAGACGAGATAACCTTGATGGAGCTTCTAGAGCTAACAAGCTACGATATAGTAGAACTATGTGAAGATAAGATAGAACAAAAATACGACAAAATGTTAAGGGCAGTAGATGATTTATATTAGTAGAGGTAGAGACAGCCTGTTAACTGTACAGGCTATGAAGTTGATTAAAGACTATTACATGTTAGATGAGGAGACAAGTCCTCAAGAAGCGTATGCTAGAGCTGCACAAGCCTATTCAGGAGGAGATAGAGAGTTAGCGCAACGTATTTATGAATATGTTTCCAAACAGTGGTTTATGTTCTCAAGTCCTATACTAAGCAATGCACCTAAAGAAGGACACAAGCACAAAGCCATGCCTATCAGTTGTTTCCTTAGTTATGTGCCAGATACAGTAGAAGGCTTAGTAGGACACCATGCTGAAATAGCAATGCTTAGTGTTAAAGGAGGAGGTGTTGGAGGTCATTGGGGAGATGTTCGAGGCATTACGGACAAGTCTGTAGGTGTTATGCCTATGCTTAAAGTAGCAGACGCACAAATGACAGCATATAAACAAGGCAAGACACGTAAAGGGAGCTATGCAGCCTATTTAGACATAACACACCCTGATATTGTAGAGTTTATTAACTTCAAGTTACCAACAGGTGGTGACATTAACAGGAAATGCTTTAACTTATTCAATGCTGTTAACTTAACTGATAAGTTTATGAATGCTGTTACAGAAGACTTAGACCACGATATTATATGTCCTTCTACAGGTGATGTTATAAACACTGTTTCAGCTAGGGAGCTTTGGCAGAAGATATTAGAAGCTCGCTTTAGAACAGGTAGCCCTTATCTAAACTTCATTGACACAGCTAACAAGGGCTTACCAGAGTTCCAGAAAGAGTTAGGATTGAAGATTAATGGCAGTAACTTATGCAATGAGATACACCTAGCGACTAATGAGGAACGCACAGCAGTTTGTTGCCTATCCTCGGTTAACTTAGCTCGTTATGATGAATGGAAAGACAGTACAATGGTTGCTGACCTTGTAACCTTCTTAGACAACGTATTACAGGTATTTATAGATGAAGCACCAACGGAACTTAAAAGAGCGAAGTATTCAGCGTATAGGGAGCGCAGTATTGGTATCGGGGCTATGGGCTTTCATGATTATTTGCAGTCTAAGAGTATTGCTTGGGAGAGCTGGCAAGCGACTAGTCAGAATTACCAGGTGTTTAAAGACATCAAAGAAAAAGCTAGTGAACAGAATACACAATTGGCGCATCTACGTGGTGAGTGCCCTGACAGTAACGGGGCTAACAAGAGAAACACACATCTACTTGCTATTGCTCCTAATGCTAACAGTTCTATCCTGTGTAATTGTTCTGCTTCAATAGAGCCTATTAAGGCAAACAGTTATGTACACAGAACAAGAGCAGGTGCTGATGTAATTAAGAATAAAAACTTAGAAAAACTCCTAGTAGCTAAAGGAGAGAATACAGAACAAACATGGAAGTCTATTCAGACTGCTGATGGCAGTGTACAGCAACTAGACTGTTTAGATGAACATGAGAAGAATGTATTTAAGACAAGTTTTGAACTAGACCAACAGTGGGTAGTAGAGCATGCAGCCAAGCGACAAGAGTTTATCTGTCAAGGTCAAAGTGTTAACCTATTCTTTGGAGCAGGAGCTAGTAAAGGGTATGTAAATAAGGTGCATTTAAAAGCCTATACAGACGGTTTGAAAGGTTTGTACTACTTGAGGACTACAGCAGGAGCTACTGGAGATAATGTAGGTTCACAAGTGGCTAGAGATGCTTTGAAGGACTATGTATCTACAGAAGCTGATGAGTGCTTAAGCTGCCACGGTTAATTAAAACATAATGTACGTACACATGAAAGCTAAGTAGTGTGTACGTCCTAATAAGGGTTGAGAATGAAAGTAGAATTGATTGACAGTGCTGGTGGTGATTTATCAGTAGTAAATAGTGCAAGAGTTAGTTTCAATATAGAGGCTACAGAGCTTGAGCAGAAAGATGAGAAGTTAATAGGCTATTTAGCCAAGCACAGACACGATACACCATTTAGACACAACTACATCCAACTACGATGTGAAGTTCCTTTGTTCTTAGCTAGACAGCTTATGAAGCACCAAGCAGGATTAACATGGAACGAAGAATCTAGACGTTATATTGATTACATCCCTGACTTCTACCAACCTGAACAGTGGCGAGCAAGACCTGAAAAGTCTATTAAGCAAGGTTCAGCAGGTGTAGTAGAAGCAGCAGAACGAGTACAAGCGTGTTATGATAAAGCAGTACAGAGTTGTATAGACACCTATGAAGACCTGTTGAGTGACAATGTAGCACCTGAACTAGCCCGTATGGTCCTACCACAGAGTATGATGGTTAACTTCATTTGGACTGGTAACTTACTAGCCTTTATACACGTCTATGGACTACGTAGTGGTGAAGGAGCGCAGGAAGAGGCTAAAGAGTTTGCACAGTTACTTAAAGAGGCTATAGAGCCTGAGTTTAAGATTAGTTGGAAAGCATTGGAGAATAGATAATGAGTTTAATAGAAACGAGTACAGCTTACAAACCTTTTAAATACTCATGGGCTGTAGAATTTGCAGTTAATCATGAGAGATTACATTGGGGAGAGCATGAAGCTAAACTACAAGACGATGTAGCACAGTGGCAGAACAAATTAAGCCCTATTGAGAAGAACCATATAACACAAATACTACGTTTATTCACTCAGTCAGACGTAGCAGTAGGTACTAATTACATTGAACAATACTTACCTAAGTTTAAGAACAATGAAATAAGAGCTATGTTAGCGTCCTTTGCCAGCCGTGAGTTCATACACCAACGAAGCTATGCTTTACTAAATGATACACTTGGACTCCCTGAAGAGGACTTCTCAGCCTTTACAGAAGTAGAAGCAATGAAAGACAAGCTTGAATTTATGGCTAACATAGATACTAATAGCTTCACAGGCTTGGCACAAGCAGTAGCTAGGTCAGCTATCAATGAAGGTATGAGTTTGTTTAGTGCGTTTGTAATGTTAATCAACTACACACGCTTTGGTAAGATGAAAGGAATGGGTGAAATTGTTCAATGGTCCATACGAGATGAGACAATACACGCTGATGGAATGACCAAGCTGTTTCGTGAGTTCTGTAAAGAACATCCTCGGATTGTTAATGATGAGTTTAAGCAAACGATATATGCAATGGTGAGAGAGGCTGTGAGCTTAGAAGATAAAGTAATAGACTTAGCTTACGAGATGGGTGATATTGAAGGCTTAACAGCCTGTGAAGTTAAGGAATACATACGTTACATTGCTGATAGACGTTTAATACAATTAGGCTTGAAAGGTAATTACAGTGTTAAGATAAATCCCTTACCTTGGCTTGAACCACTAATATCCACAACATCACATGATAACTTCTTTGAAGCTACTGTAACAGAGTATAGTTCTCAAGGCTTAGAAGGGGAATGGGGATGGTGACAATGATTGGTGTGTTCAATGGCTTTTCAGTAGGAGTAGAGCGTAGGAAGTTTAGTCCTATATGGGGAGGCACAGAGGAAGAACCTGCTATTAACTACTTCACAGGCTTCACAGTAACGATAGCCTGCTTCAGGTTTAGTGT